TGAGATTGCATACTTTCCTTTTGATTGTGCTTTAACTGATAACTTCATCATACATGCATATCTTGCTGCATCTATTAAGTGGTCTAATCCTCCTTCAGGTCTATCAGTTACATAACCATACTTATCCGTTATGTATTGGTAGGCATACATCTCATTGATTAAATTCTGTGATGATTTTAAAATCTTAATCTTATAATTCTGCATTACACCTATTCCAAATCTGATACTATCTGGTCCTTTAACAACTGCTTTGATGTTGAATCCACTTCGGTAGATTTCTTCAATGAGTCTTGGTTCTGCACTATCACAGAAGATTTCATGCGTTTTGTCAATTTGTAATCGTTTAAGCCTGTCAATGATGTCAGAAGTAACGAGCTTTGTTTCGTAAAGTAGTTCTTCCAAATGTAGTTCATTATCTTTCTTGTATATTGCAACCAATGCAGAGGGGTCAGAGCTATAGCCAACATCAAAGCCAAAGGCAACAAACTCACCATCAGTATCATCAATAATGTCAAACTGAAATACAGCTTTATCATTAGGGGAAAATTCACCTTTTCCATATATCTTCCAGTATTTAGGGTTTTTAATTTCTAGTTCTTCAATAGCATCTACCATATCTTTAGGTAGGTATGTATTATCTTTGTATGTTGTAACGTATCTTTCACAATCTTGCATCTGTCTTAACCAATGGAAAGGAGATACAGTTGGATTGTAAGCTAATATTATTTTACCTGATGTTCTAATCGAAATTTGAAAGAAACTTTCTTCATCAATTTCCGAACTTTCATCTATAAAAAGTATATCTGATTTAAGACCTCTTAGTTTCTCAGGGTCATCTGAGTTAATAAACTGAATGGTTGATTCACCTAATGTATATATTCTATCTGTTGTGTTGAAAGCATCATCTTTCCATATGCCCAACTCAGTTACTATATCTTTAAAGTCTTTGATTACGGTACGTTTAAGAGAAGGAATGGTACGACGTACTACCGTTATAGTTTGCTTTGATTCTAGCCCCTTTACAATAAGAAATTGGAGTATTGCATAAGTCTTCCCACTACGAGTTCCACCAATACATTGTACTACTCTGCTTTGTGATTCTAACAGATGCTCAAACGTAACTGTGGTATTAATGGTTATCTCCACTACCTGATTTATTTATGTTAATACTAATCTGTTGTATCCTCTGGTCTATCTCAGCTTTCATTTCAATAGATGATTTCTTTGGTACAATATATTCTAATAGTTTAAGATATAACTTTGCAGCTTCTAATGGGTCTTCTTTTCGTATCTTATCTAAATCTTCAGATATATTATCTAATCCTCTATTAGCTAATCTTGCAATAGTTAGCTTTGCCTGTTCTGTGCTTCTGTTTAATCCGCCAGAAGGTCTTCCCTTTCCTAATTTGTTTCCTTTTTCAAATGGCATAATATGTTTCATTATGTTATTTTAACATTAGGATTTTGATTTGTAGTTGAAGGTATCTCTAAAATATAAAAAACTTATTTAATGTTTCTTTACTTACCTTCTTATTATTCCTCAACTCTCCTATTGGTTTCATCAACTCTTCATACCCATATACTGCAGGTCCTATATACTGATGACAAAACGATGCTCTTGTCTTTAAGTTTGCCCACATAGGGTTTACATACTTTTGTGTTCTTATCTTATTATTAAATGCAGTTGGTTTCCATAACTCTGTATGTTGATTTCTATATATACCCAATGCGGGATTGACTGTCTTGGTATAATATTTACCACCTATACCCACATACATACCTGCTAATAGATTAGATATTGCCGAACCTATACCCATACCTTGATAATCAGGTAATACAACAGTCCTACTACCTCTAAATGATTTTTCTACATTGTTTCTACCAATATGCCTACCAACAACTACCATAGCAACTGGCTTATCATTCCATTCAAATAAAAAAAACATATAAGAATTGTTAGCATCCTCTGTTAGATAATGATACTTTTTGAAGAAGTTCCAAGTTTCTGGCTTAACCCTACTAATCTGTAATTTGATTTCTGGTCTTCCTTGCCGAAGCCATTCACCTCTTTCAAGTGTGCCTCCCTTTTGTGGTGATAATGTCCAATCAGGCATCAACCACTCCATTATATCATTATGACATGATGCTAATATAATCTTTTTGTTTTGCTTACGAATATACTTTTGTAATGCAAATGACATTGCCTTTGCTACATCTCTATCTACTACTGATGTGTATTCATCTATTAGAATTGTATCACCATCTTTTGCCGATGCTATCAGATATGCCAACTCTGCTCTATATTGTTCTCCATTACTTAATAGGTGAAATGGACGTAACCAAGTTGGTATAGATGATAAACCAATAGATGTTAATACTTTACTAGCTTCTTCTGGCTCCATCCAATCAAAATTAGATATTAGTGGTTTATCTTTATGGAATATGATTTGTTTAACTCCACCTAATTTTTTTAATATTGTAGATTTACCACTACCACTACTACCATATATTACACCAATGTTCCAATCATTGGAATCCAATCCATCCACATTCATAGGAATAGTTACAATAGTTTCTTCATTATTTTGTATATCAAATGTATCATACACATATTGCGTGTATTTATCATTTTTAATTGGATGCCGTAACTCTATTTTCATATGTGTTTAATCAAACCACTATTTGTTTTCATTTGCTCTTCGTTGTATAACATATTATTCTTTTTTAAATACTATTAGATACTCATGCTTCTTTGCAGTGAATTGTTTTGCCTTTGCTGATTTTAGAACTGCGTGTATTATAGGAGAATAATTAGACGGTAGTACGATTGTATCCCAATGTTGTAATCCGTTATCTTTAATTATCTTTATTAAATCACTATGGAATGATAATAACCCACCCCATCTATGAAAGTTTCTAAAATCTCCTACAACCCAACATCCGTATCCTCCTTGCTTTAAAACTCTTTTACAATTGCGTATTGTTAAATCTATATCATATAAGAAATCACTATACTTAAACCTATCACTTATCTGTCCTTCTACACTCTCATACCTTTCCAAATTAAAATAAGGAGGACAAGTAATAATACAATCAGCTGATTCAGCATTTGAACTTACCATCTTTCTACCATCTTCTAAATGAAGTGTAGCAGGTATATAATACTGTTGGTAATGCTCTATACTTCTTTGATATGTCTGTGGAGATATTTCATAACCTATATAGTTTCTATTTAGATGAGTACTTACTGCCGCTCTTGTCACTCTACCTGCAAAAGGGTCTACGATTGTATCTCCTTCTTTACTCCAATACTCTACAATCCATTCACATAGTTGAGCATTAAATTCACTTAAACGAATGATACCACCATGCTTGTCAGGTTTCATTCCACCATTATATTGCTTTAAATCTAAATCTGATTTAGGTAAATAATATTTTTCATTATTACTTTTGTCAAAATTCATTACAGATAATGGCTCAATCAAACCAGGATTTGTCATTTTGTTTTGTGCTTCTTGTATCTTCGTACTCATTGATTCTAATTCTTCTTTCTCTACTATCACTACGTGATTCCGCATCACGTCTATCGTATATCCAAATCAATATTTTAGGGTCTAATGTATCTAACTTATATTTCATATACTCTATCCATTCGTTTCTATCTGTTATAGCTGCTAATTCCCTTTGTATTATCATAAACTTACGTTTTTTCTGGTCTTCATTCATCGGATATAGTTCTTTGTATCCCTCTGGTGATTCTTTTATCTTTCTTCTTGCATACTCTCTAGCATATTTAGCTTTACATGGACTGCATATATTACTAGAGTTGCCTTTAGGTTTTAACTGAAACTGAGTTCCACACTTTATGCAGGTTCTATCTAATATCATGGAATGGTGAATCTAATAACTGATTTAAATGTTCTTTAATCTTTTTACAAGCTAAGTAAGTTGTACTCTTACTTATCTTTATATCTCTTGCTACTTCATCCAATGTCTTTTCAGAGAGTGCATACAACTGAAATATCTTTGATGATGCCCACATCTTTGTTGATTCTAATCTTTTAAGTTCTCCCATCACATCATCGTATGCTTTTTGTATTAGTAAATCTTTTTCTATATCGTATTCTATATTTTCTTCATTTGTGTCAAAAATTGTATCAACGTATGTTGTCCGATTTAGTTTTTTTGTTTTGTTGAGATACCTGCATTTAAGATATTTAGAGCAGTACATTATATTATAAGAATCACCCCAAAATAATTTAGGGTTGTTCTTTTTATGCAACCATTCGTATAGTTCAGATACTAAATCTTCTGCTTCTAATTTGCTTTTCGTTACTTTGTATGCTGATTGTAATAACCATTTGTGATGTTCTGTGTATAGATTAGTTAATCTTCTTTCACATTCCATACTTAAACTACTGGTTACTTCATTCATATTAAATGGTTTTAGATTTAACCCACTCTCTAAGAAAGTCAACACATGCTATCCAATGTGATGCTGCTGATTGACAAGCACAGGGTCTTGATTCATTAACTCCTCTAATATGATTGTAGTTATTCCATAGGTAAGCCAATTGATTCTCTGGTAAATTAACTCCTATGGATTCTACTATTCCTTTTAGTTCCCAAAACTCATCATAAGTAAGTGGTAAAAAATAATGTTCGGGTGATATTGTTGTTCTTATTTCTTCCATCTTATTTTAATGTTTTTAACTTCGGTAGTACCATTTCTTTTGCCTCTGGTTGAACGTTCTGTCCTCCAGGTATAATAGGATTCTCTAACGCTAAAAATCGTTTAACCTGGTCGAAGTGTGGATGTAGTGGAGAGAAACTTATTTGCATGCTCGCTAAGATTAAAACCAAATCATTTACTGATTCTATCTTACTGAAATCCACAACGTAGAGTGCGTTTGGATTTATATTTGGTTGTGTTCCAAAATCTAATGTTGCTTTTTCTATTTTGAATTCTGTGCTCATAACTTATTTTAATTTAATTTAATTTGATTGCATTCACCATCGTATTGTGGGTTAGTTAAACGATTTAACCATTGTTTTCTTTCACAACATCCACAACTATTCTTTCCGAATAAAGTTTTAGATACCCATAGTGCTATGTGTTCTCCATATCCTAATGTGAATATTTCTATTAATATTTCTACCCAATCTCCTAATTTAATTCTTTTCATTTCTTCTTTATATGTTTTCTGATTAAGATACTAACTAATGAACCTATCTTGTATCCATTTTGATTACAATACTCTTTTACTAATTCATGAATGTCAGATGTAACCTGAATCATTGCGTACTTCTTTTGATTTTCCATAACTATATTTTGTTTAATTTTGCGAACTTTCCAAATAATATCTGTGCTGCTATATTGTATGCTAATGCAGCTGCTTCTGCGGTTGAGAATGAACCTATGTATTCGTTTTTACACATAGTATAAAATACATTCTTGCCATGCTTAAACACTCCTTTATATTTTTTGATGTTTGATTTAGCGTTTTGCATATTCTGTGCATGGGTTGCTAGACGTAGATTTTGGATTCTGTTGTCATCTTTTGGACCGTCAGCATCTATGTGGTCTATCTGTAATCCTTCTGGTATATCACCGTTATGATATGTCCATACTAAACGATGCTCTCTGTATCCTACACCTCTAACCATACCTTTTCTGTAAAGGTTATCTTGTGTGTAGCCGTATCGTTTGCCTGTATTCTTCCAATATAGACCTCCGTTGGTTATATCGTAATTGAATAGTGATTGTAATAATTGTTGATTTGCCATTTTATAGTTTTATTTATACTAATATATATCAAAAGAAAATGCCTTAATGTCTTTTTGAGTAAAAATAAATGGTTTATTTTTTATACAAAAAACCCTACCTCCAAAGGAAGCAGGATTTATTTAACTATGAGTAATCAATTAATTTATTTTATAGTTATTTTTCTATCATATACTTCTTTTTTGATGACAGCATATTGTATATCTGATGAACCTGCTTTAACATCTGTCATCCATTGCAATAAGAAAATATCTCTAATCTCTGTGGTTGAAAAATTGTCAAATAATCCTTCTTCATGACTTTAATACAACCAATCTGAAAATGTGTCATCATCTTTGTAGTCAATATCAATATTGTATTTATTGAAGATTTCTAACACTCTTTCCTCAAAGAAAGGATAAATATCGGTTTCTACTATGTATAAAAGTGGATACTGATTGCCCTTATTATCAGTTGAAAATGAGGGAGTTGTTGGGTAAATTACTTTTTCTGTGTTCATAATAATTTGTTTTAAGTTTTAAGTTTTAAAGAGGAGAGAGCTACATCACTCTCTCACATATAATAAAGATACGAAATTATATTGGTATATCCAAGCACTTTACAAAGTTTTTTTCTTCTTCATTTAATTCGTATGTATTAAAATCTATACCCATACCATCTATAAAGTTTTTTCTTAAATGGGTTCTAAACATGCTGTTAGGTAGTATTCCATCCATATAATGTTTTTTTGTCCATTTTGTTTTATTTGATAATAAAGTTGATGTATAGTTATTTTTTTCAATAGCACCACTATATAATG